TGTCAAGTTCTTTCACTCGATGGATCTCTTCGATGATCTCCTCGATGCAGAACTTCAATGCCTCATCGTAGTCGTCATCACATCCAGTTTGTTTGTCAATCATGACATCAATATCCTTTTTAGTTCGGCTATAGTTTTATTTGTCCAAGCACTGAGTTGCTTCAGTGTGATGTGTGGGTTACTGTCGTAGAGTTCACAGATCTCTTGGTTAGTCATTTTATTCACTCCATTCCATCAACTAAACGCTGAACCAATACATCTGTGTATTGAGTCAAGCAACCATCCACTGCAACTTTTAAGTCCTGTACAGTGTCATCTGCGACTGTACCAAAGAAATCATCTTCTGTCGAGTATTCTTTGATTCTTTTATCCAGTGCCCTGACTAGAGTTACTGTGCTTACGTTGTCCATGCTTTAATTGCCTCTTCTAGGTCATTACAATAGAAACCTGCTACTGCAGGCTTACCTTCCTTTGGTTCAAGCGATTCAGCAATACTCTTGAATCTACTGTATCCAAATGTGTCCCCGATCATATCAGCTTCTTCAGCGAGAAACAATGCCCATTGATAGGCTGATTCACCTGTTAAGCCTCCCATGAACTTCTCACGCTGTACTGAAGGAAGTTTACCACTCATATCATATATCCTATCTGTCTATATAGTCTCTATTTATTAAGTTATTACAGTAATAATAATTAGATATACATTAATAAACCAATAACATAGTAACTAGTTATCTATATAGTATATCTATATAGTTAAGAGTAATCTGTTCTATCTGCTATGTCAAGATAACTATTGATATCTAAAATATCATTAAAATCAACATCTTCTGAGTCATTGCTAATAGTAGAGTAACAATGGTTACAAAGATCTATGAACTCTCCAGTGATCTGTGACTTTCTTGTAGCCTCTGAATCATTCAGTTCCATGTTGCAAGCTAAACATCTCATAATACATTTCTCCATCTGCTTCATATTAAAATATAGATCTGCCTTATGTCAAATCAAATCTATGATCTGCTTGATAACTTTAGCACATGTAGATGTCAAATGCAAATAAGAATCATTCGCATTCGCAAATCGTTCGCATTTACAACCGCAAATGAGAATCATTTACAAATAGGAATTATTCGCACAATGCAAACCATTCGCATCGGTGAATCATTCGCATTTAAAATTGGCATGGTTTATGCATTAGCAAAATTCGTGCCAAAATCCAAATTCAGACGCAAAATATGCGCATATAATTAGTCGTAGTCCTGAGAACGATTTTAAGCGCCTCAGAGCGCCGATAACGTGAAACCGGTACACTAGCATTCAAAAAAATAGATTGTCGATTTAGGTTTTTTGGCATGGTTGTTGCTACGCACGTGCGCACGTAAATAAAGGTCGAAACCATATAACCAAATGAAATAAGCATATGAAAAAATATTATTAGACAATCACTAAAGTTTTTGAGACTATGACTTTACTGAATCGCATCACGGCAATTCAGAAACTTAAACCTAAACAGGAGCATTTAAAATGCAAAATATTATCAGAAACACAATTGAGTTTTTCAAGTATAACAAAGAAGAGCGTGTAGCTCGTTATATGGTGCGTAGTTACTGGCCAACCTTGGACGTACAATTCACCAAAGAAAAGAATGGTACGGTTCGGTTTTATACCGATAGACTAGGCTTACAGGGTTTCTATCGTATTCGCAAAAACAAGATGCGTCCGATAGCAGGCGAGGCCTACGATAGTTTTTCACAAATCCATTGTGGATTGATCACTATCGCCGTTGAAGCGCCCAAAGGTAGGGACATTTGGAACTTTAGTGTCAGCGCTGAAAAGTAATTTCAACCACGGGAGCGCCTCAGCAATGGGGCGTTTTTTATCATGATAGAATCACAAATATTCGGAATTGATAACGGCGCCGCTTTATTGATAGCGGTTTATGGTGTAGTCGCATTGTATGGATGGATAACAAATGAGCTTTAAAACAGTCAACCCAAAAATCAATGAACACTGCCAACAATCGGCAGACAACAATGCCGACATGGTAATGATGGTTGTTTTATCGATTCAGCAACCATGGCATGCGGTAGGTGACCAGATGCGAGACTATAAAGCCCTAGGCGCTGATAGTCGGTTCGTATGGGGAAATAAACGTAAAACCTTTGATTGGTTGCAGGAACATAAAGAGACACTTTACCGTGATGCAATGGACGCAAAAACAGACAACGAACTAATGCAAGCTTTTCTACAGGTTCCCGGTTTAGGTCTTGCTAAAGCAGGCTTTTGTTGCCAACTATTCGCCGGGCGTGTTGGTTGTATAGACGTTCACAATCTTAGGCGCTTGAATATAGCACCTAGTGTTTTGACTATGGACAAAAAATGCCAACCTGAAACCAAACGCAAAAAGATCGACGTATATATAAGCGCTTGCAAGTCTCGCCGCACTAGTTGGTTGTGGGATAGTTGGTGCAAGCTTATCGCAAAGAAAGATCCCAAACGATGGGTAGATGGTGACCACGTTAGCGCCGTACACTTTGATTACTTGGTGCAATGATGGTGAACATTATAGACGATATTATAGACTTCATAGTTGAACTATTTTTTCACTAATACAATGCCGGTCTTAATCGACCGGTTTTTTTTTGTTTCGGTTTAGGCTTTCACCAATCCAACCTTATAGGGTACTATATCGGCCCATCTACTTTCAAGTCTTTACAGTCTATATTATCTTAGACCATGGTATAATAACGTAGCCGTCAAAGTTGGCATAGTTCTTGCTAGACTATTTAGCCTATGTCGATTGGCATAGTCTATGCAATAGCAAATATCATGCCAACCTTTGATGGCCTATGAAGTTGGCATAGTCTTTGCAATAGCAAGGATCGTGCCAAGTCTTCAGAGTCAATGCAAATCGTAATCGTAATGCAAATGATTCGCATTCGCACCGACTTTGATACTATTTAGGCCTACGCCATTATTTTAGGCCGGGAGCGTCTTTTTAGTCGTCAACATCATCGTAGTTACTTCATAGACTTGCAAGAGGCTAAAATTAGAAAAAAATGCATAATTATGAAAAAAATACAAAGACTGTGTAGTCTTTACAACTTTTTGATAACTTTACAGATTCTGTTCTGAAGCAATCTTAGTATAATAGACTAAAAAAGGCTTGCATTTGCTTGATTTAAATGATAAACTATTACTATAAGATGGAGAAACCATGCAGAGTCCCATGACAGAGACAATAGAACCTAAAAGAAAACGTGGTAGACCACGAAAGACAGAGGTAGAAGCCAAGAAAAGAGGCAATAGAGGCGTTGTAGGCCGTCCACCGGGCGATGCCGCACGTATTAACGAGTTCAAAGCTCGTCTATTAGCCACTTCAGGCGACAAAGTAATTAACAAGATTATCCATATTGCTTTAAATGATGAACATCCCGGCCAAATGGCGGCATTAAAGATGTGTATGGATAGAGTATTACCGATGTCTTACTTTGAAAAGGATAAAATGTCTCAAGGTAAGAGTGCTGTGAATATCACAATTACCGGTGTTAACGGAGACACTAAGATAGTTGGCTCTGAAGAAGACATTATCGATATAACACCGGAGGATTAATGATAAAACCTGAACTACTTGACACAATCAAAGAAGACCTTATCCGACATGAAGGATATGTGACTTCAATTTATTTGGATTCTGAGAACTTACCAACCTTTGGTATCGGTCACTTGGTCACTGAGCAGGATATAGAATTTTCTTGGCCTGTAGGAACACCAGTGACTGACGAAAGGATCTTAAATGTTTTTGCTGAAGACTGCAATGATGCCTATACAGACGCATGTGCAGTTTTCTTAAATCTTGAAAGCCATCCTGATGACGTTATTCGTGTCTGTGTGAATATGGCATTCAATCTTGGACGTAATAGACTCAGTAAATTTAAAAAAATGATTACTGCAGTCAATGAAGGCCACTACGATACAGCCGCTGATGAAATGGTAGATAGTAAATGGTATCGTCAAGTAAAGAGGCGTGGTGTAGAACTGGTTGATCTTATGAGGTCTGTCCCAGTTGGATCTTAATATTGAGTTGCTTCCTTGGCAACAAGATGTTTTTGAAACTGATGTTCGTTTTAAAATTGTAGCGGCAGGTCGTCGTACTGGCAAGTCTCGATTAGCGGCTTGGATGTTGATTATCAATGCACTCCAAACTGAACGTGGTCATGTATTCTACGTTGCACCGACTCAAGGACAGGCCAGAGACATTATGTGGAATACCTTGTTAGAACTTGGTAATCCTGTGATCTCTGGTAGCCATGTGAACAACATGCAAATCAAGCTTATTAATGGAGCGACGATTTCGTTAAAGGGCGCTGACAGACCAGAGACGATGCGTGGTGTCTCTCTGAAGTTTCT